ATTATGGTTGAGTGGTTGCGTTCAGGCGGATAATACCGTGCAGGGTGAGGCCGTCCGGGGCGCGAAATTGATCAGTAAAAATGACATTTGCACTGACCAAATGACCTTGGGCTAACTGCCAACTGCCATCTTCCAGCGCACCTGACACAGCCTGTAGCATGGTCATGGTTTCAGCTCGCCCGCCGTATCGTGACCACAAATGCAGCGTTAAATTATGGGCGGTCATGGGACTATCGTCCCCGCCGATATCTGCGCTGCGCATAGAACCATATGTCAAATAAGGGTAAATCGGATCTTCGGGCGCATGGTCATATAAGCGCGCTTCTTGTCCCAATACGCTCTGCACAGCTACATTAGAGCTGAGCGCCAAATGTATGGCCTTGGCCAGAGCTTGGGCTTGATTGTCATCGCTCATTGCTCTTCCTCTTCACAAATTAAATGCAAACGTTCACGGCGCAAATCAGGATCAGATGCGGTCAAGACACGCAAGGTACGCTCCTCCCACAACAAGCGCGCACGCTCGGGGAAATCCCGTTGCCAACGAATAGTGACCAGATATGTTTTGGTGATTGCAGCGCGGCCATTTTCAGATCGTTCTGTCGCCGTATTGGGTTTGATATGCGCCCAAGCCTGACCAGATAAGACCCAGTTTGTCTGCACGCCGCCAAAATCGTCCGGCGTGGTTTGCGGCACATATATCCCAAGACGGGTACGCAGATTACCAATCATAGCTGCACCAACCGGTAAGGCGCGAGTAGAGCATCCACCATAATCGGTACGGCGGGGCTGTCGGACATTTCACGGTATTCGTAAGAGTGCGCGAGCAGTAGCAATATGGCTTGGCGAATAGGCAGCGGCACATCATCAGGCGTACTACCGTAGCCCGCCGTAAATTCGACTTCCAGCGTTACAAATTCGGTAAGGTAATCCGTCCAATTTTTACCGGGCTTTAAATTAACCTGCGCCGGATCTCTACGCTTGGTGACGGAATAATCACTGGCAGGTATATCAACCGCCTGATCGTTTTCCGCTATTAATGTCAGCCGCGCCACACTTAGCAAAGGGGGTCGCGGCAATGTCAAACATGTATTGGGGGGAACCGCGCACCGATATATAAAACTACGGTTAATCAATGCCCGCTCAATCATATTTTCGGCGCGGTGGCGCGCCGTTTTGATAAGAGTTTCAATGAGCGTATCTTCGTCTGTACCTTCAATACGCAGAAAGACTTTCGCATAGGCAAGATCAATCGGTTCCACCGCAGGGGCGGCCAAATCTATTAGGGACATAATGTTCTCAATGTAAAAATAAAGGGTGGCTGCCCCTGAAACTTTCCTCAAATTAGTGGGGGAAAGAACAGGGGCAGCTTTCTTGCCGCACAAATGCTTGCACGGCGGGTCGCGCGAGTGAGGGGATTAACTCGCAGCGAATTTCAGAAGCTTGATGGCATTGAAATCTTGGATACCGCCGCCGACACGCTTGGTCGTGTAGAACAAGACATATGGTTTGGCAGAATAGGGATCACGAAGAACCCGAACGCCTTGACGGTCAACGATTAGATAACCACGGCGGAAATCACCAAAGGCAACCGAAAAACTATCGGAAGCAATATCCGGCATGTCTTCAACTTCAACCAATGGATAACCCAGCAAGGATGAAGGTTGTCCAGCGGCACCAGCAGGTTGCCATATATAATTGCCGTCTGCGTCTTTGAATTTACGCAGAGCGCCAACCGTGCGGCGGTTCATCATGAAACTGGCACCCGCGCGGTAACGCGGTTTCGGCGCATAGATCAAATCAATCAACGCATCAATCGGGGCCGTGTCGTCAAATGCGGCGTCCGTACCCGTCGCCACATAACCGACATTACCCCAAGTTTGGGACGCATCAGCAACATTGGTATAGTTCAAAATACCATTTGGTTTGTTGGTGCCATTACCCGTTGTGAAGGCTGCGGTTTCTTGCGCTGCAAACACATCACGAACTTCATCAGCGAGCCATTGGTCGACATCGGCAACGCCGTCATCAAGCAAAATTTGTGTCGCCGCCGGCATGGCATAAAGTTCGCCAGCAGGGAAATCCAACAAATCCATTTGCGGCACGGTGGTTTCGGGACGAGCATCGGTTTCACCGGCCCAACCTGACGTCGCGCCGCCAATACTGACGGGTTTTTTATATGTGCCGGCTCCAATAAGGCGGATGCTGGCGATAGAACGAAACGGTGAGGTTTCAGCCAGAGCACGGTCAATACGGCTCTCGGTTTCGGCAGGCGCAACATAACCGCCTTCAGCGTCAACGCCTGCACTTAGACCTTTGCTTTCCAGTGATGTCAAAGCACTGCCATCGCCTGTACGAATATAAGACGACCAAGCGGATTTAGCCTCGCCATTATCAGATGCGACACTAAGTTGCGGCTGCGCATTTTTAATGGACAGGCGTTCAATATGGCTGGTTTGTTGATCCAGTGCCGCATTTAAACGCTCGACTTTGTCGGTCAACAAAACATCTGCCGATTGCTTGGCTTCTATTTCGGCGAGCCGTTGATCATTGGCATCTTTGAAAGCTGCAAATGTTGCGGAAAAATCAGCCTGGGCAGTGCGTAGCTCGGCGGACTTCACCATTTTGGTTTCCTTTAGGGGGGTGGTTTTTAAGTTTCTCACATTTTTCTCCTGTGTGAGGTTGAAAGTTCCTGATCAATTTGATCATTGGGGAACAGATCGTCGATTTGGGTGATGCGCGCAGTGCGCAACATTGGGAAGGCGACGATAGAAACCTCCCAAAGATCAAGTTCAATAAGTTCACGGCCTGTGTTTAATGTGCGGCTTCTTGTGGCGCGGTAGCCGATGGACAAACCGCTCAGCGCACCACTGCGCACAAGGCGCGCCGTACGGTCTGCACGGGGTTCACCGAGGAAAACATCGCCCGAGACAAACAGCCCCGTAGCGTCCTCAAACATACGGTGCCAGACACCGATCGGCTCTTTGGTTTCGTGGGCAAAGAGCATTGGGATTTGACCGTTTTTCAGAGATAACAGGCTNGCNGANAAAGCACCTTTGCGGACAATATCNCCGCCCAGGTCTTTTTTACCAAACAGACTGGCATAGCCGGATATGCGCATACGGCCTGAATTTAGGCCTGTATGCGGAGGGTATGTAATATTCATAATTAGGGGTCTTTGTTTAGTTTTGATTCTTATTTAATTTTGGTCCTGATCGAGACGGTGCTCAATGCGCTCCAAAGATTGCCGTGCCATGGTCACTTGTTCTTCCATGCGGGCAATACGTTCGGTCATAGGCGGGCTGGTCATGGTTGTTTTTTCCAAGTTTTTCAGCCGGGCTTCGGCAGCGCCGCCCCACATCAAAGCGCCTGCGCTTTGAATGGCCAATGTCACGATAATGCCGACACCAACCGTGCGGTCGAGTTTAAGCCCGTTCATTGTACTGCCTCAGCAGGGAGACCAGCACGTTCTCGTTTCTCAGCTTCGCTCATGAAGCTTATATCGTTCAGGGTTTTCCAACGTGCCGCGCGCTCTAATGCCAGAGCCGGAATATCATCTTCGTCCGCAATGACGCGCAAATCATCGCCGTACCAGTCCGCCAACCACGTCCCAAGACTGTCCGCAGTTTTACGCACGAGAGGCAGAATGGTTTGCCGCCAGAACGCTAGATTAGCTTCTTTATAATTGGCGTAAGTATTGTCACCGGGTATGCCGAGCAACATAGGCGGCACACCAAAGGTCAAAGCAATTTCCCGCGCCGCTTCACGTCTTGCGTTCAAGAAATCCATATCGGTTGGGCTCATGCTCATGGCCTTCCAATCGAGACCACCCTCCAGGAGAAGTGGGCGACCTGCCGCTCCTGCTCCTGAATGTTTGCTGTCCAGTTCAGATTTGAGGCGCTCAAATTGTTCAGTGCTTAAATGCTCAGAACCGCTTGTGCCTTTGTAAATCAACGCACCACTTGGACGTGCCGAATTATCCAATAAGGCCTTGGTCCACACCCCGCCTGCATTATGAACATCGACGGATTTGGCAGCCGCAGCAAGTGGTGAGAAGCCGTAAATATCATCTGTGGGATGGAAAAGACGCATATGGTGAATAGATGAGCAGCCCGTGTTCGGGTCAGTTGTAAAGCGCCGTTTTTTGCCGCCAACCTCATAATCCCATCCTCTCGGCCAACCCGTATGGTCGGTCACGGCACGCATTCTATCCGGGCGCAGGTTAAAGAGTGCAACGGGGCGGTCATCTACGAGAACAGCTTCTAAAAAACTATCGCCGCTTAGATGTAGATAGCCGTAAAATGCTTCGAAAAATTCACCACGCGAAACTTTAGGATTTGGCTTGCGCAATAAACGAGCGGCCGGGTCACCGCCCGCGCACTCCGTATCGCGCCGCACACATAATGGTACCGATGCCGCCGCCTCGGCAATTAAACGAATACAGCGATATGCAATGGCATTTTGTTGATAGCCTTCGCGGGCCAAAGCCGCATAATTGCGCGGCGTCCATGAGGCCGAATGGGCAGAATTTGCCAATTGTAGTGCTACTAAAGGTGTGCCTGAATTTGACCCAGTACTTGATCCTGAACTTGATTTAGTTTGGGGCGCACGTGAGAGCGCCGCCT